CTTAAACTATTACTTATACTAATACCTTATAGGAGAAACATATATGGATGTACCTAGTAGTACAATCGAATTATTAGAAGTATTAAAAAACAAATACCCTGATTTGGCTTGTACTGACCCAGATGAGGTAGGTACTCCAGCGTACTGGAAGGCTATGGGTATTGTTGAATTAGTACGAGAACTAACGTACTATATCGAACAGAGAGGAAAATAAAATGGGTGGTAAAACCAAAACTAGAACTAAGACAGTAACAGTAGAAAATCCAGTAAACGCACAACTTAGAGACACAGCCACTAGACTTGAGGCTGAGAAACTTCAGATGCAGTCTGACTTTACTAGTCAGCTAGAAGCTTTACGAGGACAGTACTCTACAGCACAGCAAGGTTTATCAGAGTACAAGGATATGTATTCTACAACAGCCCTTAAGCTAGGTACACTACAAACAGAGAAGTCTGCCCTTGAGTCTGCCTATGCAGGAACACAAGCCCTATTAGAAGGTAAGACACAAGCCTTATCTGAAAAAGAAGCTGCTTTACAGATGACTCAAGAAGAGTTTAACAAGTGGAAAGATAACCAGACTACTACTGTTATCAAAGGTGGGTTAACAAGCGGAGCTACTGAAGGCGAAGCACAGGCACAGGTAAGTAGTAACAGAGAGACAGTAGCTAAACCTACTTCTTCAACTGATGTATTCTTACGTAAGCTTAAGAGGTCTGGTGTAGCAGAAAACTTATCAAACACAGGACTTTCAACAGGCGGTACAAAAGCAAAAGTATACGCAGGTTTAAAACTTTAGGAGAAATAAATGCTTTATGAGGATAAGGTACTAGACGAATACGGTTCTTCTAGCAGCCGATATAAAAGATTAGAAGAAAAACGTAGTACCCTAGAAGGTATCTGGAGAGATTGTAGTGCCTTAACTCTACCGTATGTATTTCCAGATGAACATAGATATGAAGGTCAAGAGTACTCTACACCTTACAACTCTATTGGCTCAGCTAGTGTAAACAACCTAGCGAGTAAACTACTTATGGCTCTACTTCCTGCAAGCGGTAACTTCTTTAGACTTATGCCTAATGAAGATGCTGTAGCTGAGTTAAGCCCTGAAGATATGGCACAGTTAGATAAGGAACTATCTAAAATTGAGAGAGCTATTAACGTACTAATTGATACACAAGCTCTACGAGTTCCTTTGTTTGAAGCTCTTAAACTACTTATTATTACAGGTAATGTAATGTTGTATAAGGTTAAGGGTGGAGGAATGAAAGTATTCAACCCTTACGAGTATGTAGTTAGCCGAGACTATGTAGGTAATATTGTTGAGATAGCAATCAAAGAGAAGATTAATAAATCAGTACTACCTAAAGACATCCAAGAAGTACTACAAGAATCTCAAGCCTATCAAGAATCAAAAGAAGAGGTAGAGATTTTTACTTCTATTGTACGTAAGTCAGTAGACAAGTATATAGCCTACCAAGAAGTATGTGGTGTACTACTACCTAAATCTATCTATGAATACAAAGCAGATGAACTACCTTACGTACCTCTACGCTGGACTAATACATTCAATGAAGCGTATGGTCGTGGTTTAGTAGAACAGTATCTTGGAGACCTACGTAGTTTAGAAGGTTTATCTAAGCTTATGTTAGATGGTAGTGGTATTGCTAGTAAGTTTGTATTCGGATTACGCCCTGCTGCTTCTACTAAGATTGATGATTTAACAGCAGCTAGAAATGGTGATGTTATCTTAGGTGACTTAGAGCGTGATGTAACTATACTACAAACTAACAAAGCTCCTGACCTAAACATTCCATTCCAGATGATGGGTCAACTAGAGACTAGACTTAACAGAGCATTCTTAAATGTACAGGGTGGAGTAAGAGATTCAGAGAGAACTACTGCTATTGAAGTACGTGCTACTATCGCAGAACTAGAAGCTGCATTAGGCGGTACATATTCTGTACTTGCACAAGAGTTCCAACTACCTCTACTCACTTTACTATTAAAAGAAGTAAACCCTAAAGTATTAAAGATTACTACACCTTCTATTGTTACAGGTGCTAGTGCTATTAGTCGTGAGCGTGACTTACAGAACCTAACTTATATGGTACAGTCAATGGCACAACTATCTCCTGACATCTTAATGTCTAACTTGAAGATTGATGGATACTTAACTGCTGTAGCTACTGCACTAGGGATTGACCCTACTTCTGTTGTTAAATCTCCACAAGAGAAACAACAAGAACAGCAGCAAGCAATGCAACAGCAACAGGCTATGATGCAACAGCAGCAAGAGATGTCTCTACAACAACAAAACAACCAGGCAGCTAACCAGGCTGCTGTTAACGCTTCAAAGGAGTAACGTATGGCGTGTAAGAAGAAAAAGAAAGGCGGTAAATAATGGCTAAGGTATGGAAAGCGGAAGACTTTGCTAAGGCTAAGAAAGTTGATATGGAGAAACTAGAGGCTGACCGTAAAAAGAAAGCCACTGCTACTCGTAACAAACGTATTAAAGAAGACTCAGAGAAAGAAGGTTATATGAAACCTAGCGGCTCTATGTCTAAATGATGTACTAAAAGGAGAGAATAATGTCTGAAGAACAAGTACAAGAATCACCCCCAGTAGAACAATCTACTATCCTATCCCCTGAAGAAGTAACTGCTACCGTAACAGGTGGTGATGCTCCTAAAGAAGATGTAGTACTACCTAGCGAAGAACCTGATGAGGTATTATACGCTGGTAAGTACAAGTCTATTGAGGATATGGAAAAGGCTTATAAAGAGCTAGAATCTAAGCTGGGTCAACCTAAGACTGCTGAAGAGACTCAAGAAGCACCTCAGCCTACTGAAGAAGTACAGCAGGAGAAAGACCCTGAGTATGAAGCATACCTACAAGAGAAGGCAATGAATAAGTTGTTAGAACCTTATGGTGGTATGGAGAAATACACACAAGCTTCTGAGTGGGCTAACAGTAACTTCTCTGAACAAGAGATTGCTCAGTTCAATACAGCTATTGATGAAGCAGCAGGTAATGAGGCTGTGATAGGTACTCTAATCGGTTCATTTATGAAGATGGCTGAGATGGGTATGTCTAAAGGAGAAGTCAAGGCAGAGCCTATCCATAGCTCTGAGACTACTAAAGTAGAACGTAACAAAGGGTATGAGACTAAATCAGATATGATGAAAGATATTAATGACCCTCGTTATCATAAAGACCCTTCCTTCAGAGATAAGGTAGCTTCTAAGGTAGCTCTTACTAATGAGGCTGCTTGGTACGCTAACCTACCTAAATATTAATCAACTTTAATCTCCCTCTAGCGAGGGGGTTCAAGAAGTGTACTGGGGTTTTCTCTCCTTTGCCTCGGTATACTTCTTGAGCCTTGTGTAATACTCTACGGAGTTAAGTATACGAGATACCTCAGCGTTGATTTATTTCAAAAAAACAGATATATAAAAGACTAGCTAACTTTAGAATATCAAAAAAACAAAACTTATTATTATTACATTATACTACAAGGAAAAATATAATGGCAACTTCACATAACGTAACAAACCCAATTAACACTAACGGTGTATCAGCCGTTCCTGGTGCATCTAACCGTGACTTAGGTCTTAAGCTATACTCTAACGAAGTAATCGCAGCATTCACTCGTCGTAACATCTTCTTAGATATGGTTAAAACACGTACTATCTCTGGTGGTATCTCTTCACAGTTCATCGTAACTGGTCAAGCTTCTGAGTCAGATGCTACTACTCACACTCCTGGTGCTGATGTTGCTGCTCAAGTTTTAAAAGTAACTGAGCGTGTAATCTCAATCACTGACCGTGTATACTACTCTCACTTTGTAGATAAGCTAGATGAGAAATTAGCACAGTATGACCTACGTGGTGAACTAGCTAAACAAGCTGCTGAAGCATTAGCTACTAAAGTAGACAAAGCTGTAGGTGTATTAGTAATGCAAGCTTCTGAAGCTGCTGCTACTGACACTCAGATTGGTGGACATATCGTAGATATGGGTACTAAGGCTGCTTTCGCTGCTCTTTCTACTGAAGCTAAAGGTGATGCTATTGTTGAGTCTTTATTTGATGCTAACGTAGCGTTCAACGCTGCTGACGTTCCTATGGATGGTCGTATCTTAGTTACTACTCCACAGAACTACGCTTACATTGTACAATCACAGAAAGCTGTAAACCGTGACTTCACAAACGGTAACGGTGGTATTGATTCTGGTGAAGTAATGAACATTGCTGGTACACCTATCAAGTGGTCTAACCACCTACCTACTCGTAACACAGCTAACAATGCAGACCTTATTGGTTTATTCTTCCAGTCTGGTTGTGTAGGTGTTGTTAAAGCTATGGATATTACTTCTGAAGCTAACTACATCCCAGAGAAGCTAGGTGACTTACTTACTTCTTACTACGCACTAGGTATGGGCGTACTAGAGCCAGGTAAAGCTGCTTCTTTAGTAACAACAGATGCTTAATAATTAATTATTAGGTAGCATACTAAGCCCCTTCTTACGAGGGGGTTTAACTATGTTGCCTTACTACGGAGATTTAAAATGGC